TGGATGAGCTTCAACAGTGGAAAAACGGAAAAGCCTTATATGATATTATTGCCGATGGAGTTTCGGCACGAGAGCAACCACTTGTATTTATAACTTCCACTGCCGGTACCATTCGAGAAGATATATACGATCAAAAATATGAAGAAGCTGAAAAAATCATTAATGGGTATTTTGATATGGATGGTTACAAAGATGATCACTTTATAGCCTTTGTATATGAGTTAGATAACAGAAAAGAATGGACTGATCCGAAGTGTTACAAAAAAGCAAATCCTGGGCTTGGTACGATAAAAAACGAAAAAATATTACTCGCTAAAGTTGAGAAAGCAAAATCAAATCCAAGCTTGGTAAAAAATCTTTTATGTAAAGAATTTAACATTAGAGAAACATCCAGCGAAGCGTGGCTCACTTTTGAGCAAGCAAATAATACAGAAAAATTTGATGTAAGTATTTTAAAACCTAGATATGGTATAGGAGGTTGTGATTTGTCTAAAACAACCGATTTAACCGCGGCTAAGGTTATTTTTATGCTGCCAGGAGATAAAAAGATTTATGTATTGCAAATGTATTGGCTCCCAGAAGATTTACTCGAATTGAGAGTTAAGGAAGATAAAATACCATACGACATTTGGAGGGATAGAGAATTATTGAGGACTTGCGAAGGGAATACAATCAACCCTAAAGACGTCACAGCTTGGTTTAAAGAAGTTCAAGAAGAATACGACATATATTTAATGTATGTGGGCTACGATGGCTGGAGCGCCAAATATTGGGTTGAAGAAATGGGGGATTATTTTGGCAAAGAAGTAATGATACCAGTTATACAAGGTAAAAAAACTCTTTCACTTCCCATGCAGCAACTTGGAGCCGACTTAGAGGCAAACAGAATAATTTATAATGACAATCCAATTGATAAATGGTGTCTATGCAACACAGCAATTGAAACTGATAAAAACCAAAATATACAGCCATGCAAAACCAATAATCAGAGGCGGAGAATTGATGGTTTGGCAGCACTGTTAGATGCGTACGTTATTTTGCAAGACAAGTACGAAGAATATATGAGCAGAATTTAAAGGAGGTGAGAAATTGGGGTTATTTCAAAAAATATTTGGAGATAGAAGTTCTCCGCAGTACAATACTAGGTTTGAAATGATTACAGACTCTGGCAATGGGTTTTATTCTTGGGATGGCAGCTTATATAAGAGCGACATTATCAGGTCGGCAATAAGACCTAAGGCGCAAGCAATAGGAAAACTTAATGCTAAACATATATTGAGTTTTGGAGAAACGTTTAAAGTTAATCCTCAACCTTATATTCGTTTTATACTGGAAGAACCAAATCCTTATATGACTATGCAAGTGATGTTGGAAAAAATCACTACACAACTAATGCTGAATCATAATGCCTTTATTTATATAAGGCGAGATGACTTAGGATATGCAAACGAGCTATATCCAATACCAGCACAAAATGTTGAAATGGTTGAAGGGGATTCAGGAGACTTATTTTTAAAATTTCAGTTCGGGACAGGAAAAAAAATGACGGTACCTTATGTGGATGTAATTCATTTAAGGCGTGATTTTAATGAAAGTGATTTTTTTGGAGATGCACCGCAAGAAACACTTAAAAATTTAATGGAAGTTTTAACTACCACTGACCAAGGTATTGTAAAAGCAATTAGAAACTCTATGGTTATTAAATGGTTAATGAAATTCAAAAGTGTATTAAGACCTGAGGATAGAGACTCAGAAGTTACTAAATTTATTGATAATTTTTTAAGTATAGACAAAGGTAGGGGAGTTGCAGCAACGGATCCTAAGTATGATTTAGAACAAATTAAAAGTGAAAGCTATGTACCTAATGCAGCTCAAATGGATAAAAGCGTTTTTAGGATATATAGTTATTTTAATACCAATGAAAAAATTATACAAAGTAAATTCAGTGAAGACGATTGGAATGCTTACTTTGAATCGGAAATTGAACCATTAAGCAAGCAAATAAGCAATGAGTTTACAAGGAAAATTTTTAGCAGGAAAGAACGAGGTTTTGGCAACTCAATTATTTTTGAAGCCAATAGTTTACAGTATGCTGCTATGTCAACTAAGTTAGCATTGGTGGCTATGGTTGACAGAGGGGCTCTCACTCCTAACGAATGGAGAGAAGTGTTGAATTTGGGACCGATTGCAGGTGGGGACAAGCCAGTTAGAAGGTTAGACACGGCTATAGTAAATAATGTGGAAGGAGGTGATATAACAGATGAAGGAAAAGGAAATTAGACAGTTAATAACCGAAAAAATTGAAGTCAGAACAGTTATTGACGACAAAAAGAAAACTATTGGTGGGTATGCAGTCAAATATAATTCTCCAACTCTAATGAGAGATAGATGGGGTGACGAATTTCTTGAAGAAGTTGCCGCGGGTGCATTTGATAAATCACTTCAAAGCAAAAACCAGAAAGCACTCTGGAATCACGATGCTTCCAAACCACTTGGGAGCGTATCGGCTGGAACCCTAAGGTTTAATTTTGATATGTTAGGATTGAATTATGATATTGATATGCCTAACAACTCTTTCGGCAATGATGCGTATGAGAGCATCCAGAGAAGAGATGTTGATGGTAGTAGTTTTGGGTTCATGTGTGTAAATGATGTTTGGTCAAAAGTTCAGTATGAAGGCAAAGAAGTATACAAAAGAAGTATTGTAGAAGCCAATTTATTTGAAGTAAGTCCTTGTACCTTCCCAGCATACGAAAGTTCAGAAATGAGCTGCAGGAGCTTGGAAACATACAAGGAGGATTTAAAAGGGAAAGAAGAACTTAGAACAAAGCTAAGAATTCAGACTTTATTTTAGTAGGAGGTAGTAAAATTGAGTAATGAAGAAGCCGAAGCTAGAAAAGCTGCTTTAAAAAGTACGATAGAGTCATTATCCAAGCCTATTATTCCTTTACAAAAAGAGCTAGAGGAATTAGAAAAAATAACAAAAAACAAAACAGAAAAGGGGAACAAATAATGAAAACATTATTAGAAATATTGGCAAGGAAAGCAGAATTGAGAACTATGCTTGATGATCCTAAGGCAGATTTAAAGGCAATTGAAACAGAGCTCAGAGAACTTAATGAAGATCAGGTTAAAATTGAGACAAGACAAAGACTTATTGCAGAAGCTGATGAAATTAATAAAGGTAAGTCCGGGGAAATGAGAGAAAAGTTTGTACCAGGTGGGAAGAAAGAAGTTGAAGAGAGAGAAGACAAGTATTCTACACTGGAATACAGAAAAGCTTTTATGGCATATGCAACAACTGGTATTATAACTGAGGAACTCAGGTTAGATGCAACAACCAAAACTACAGACATTGGCGCTGTAATCCCAACAACAATTATGAACGAAGTTGTTCAAAAATTAAGATCCCTGGGGCAGATATATGCAAGAATTAGAAAGACAGCGTTTAAGGGCGGCGTAAAAATTCCAACATCAAGTGTTAAGCCTGTCGCAGTTTGGAAGGCAGAAGGTATTCTGTCTGATAAGCAGAAAAAGACAATTAATACTTTTATTGAGTTTAGTTATTATAAGTTACAGTGCAGAATTGCAACATCACTTGAAGCAGATACTGTAGCACTCCCAATTTTTGAAGCAACCGTAGCTGCAGACATGGCTGAAGCAATTGTTGTTGCCATAGAAACATCAGTTATTAAAGGCAGCGGAGTTGGTGAGCCTAAAGGCATCCTCACTCACACAGCTGAAATTCCTGCAGCTCAGCAAATAACAGTAACCGCAGCAAACATGAGTAAATGGGATCAGTGGAAGAAAAACGTAATGGCAATGATTCCTCTTGCATACGAAGGCAGCGGAGTTTTTGTAATGACAAAAGCAACATTTGAAGGATACATAGACGGCATGGTTGATTTACAAGGTCAGCCAATTGCAAGGACTAACTATGGTATAACAGGAACACCAGTTAGACGTTTTGGAGGCTATGATGTATTATGTGTTGAAGCTGGAGACCTTCCGAACTATGCTACAGCTGCAACAGGAGATGTATTTGCAATATTTGTAGATTTTAGTGAGTATATATTCAATTCT